TCTGATCGGTGGCGCGGTTGACGAAATTCAACATGTCGATCATTTTATTTCCTAAAGGTCAAAAAGACCGTCTTGCATGAGCTTGGGTTCGAATTTGAACTCTTTTAGGAATTCAATAATTTCCAGACCGTTAAGAAGTTTGCGGGCCATGTGGTCGTCGCGCAGCTTAGAGACTTCGATATTGTGGAAAGCAGCGCGTTCCTCAATCACCTGCCTCACCAGCTTGTCAGCGTTGTCGTAGTGCTTGCGGTCGTTGTACCTGTCAGGGCTCTCTTTGGATATGTTAATGGAAACCCACTTGCCCCCGTGCCAACAGTCCACCTTTCCCATCGCGCCGCTGTAAAGCCATGCGGCGCTATCAACTGAGTACCAAGGCACACGATTCATCATGTTGGCGCCTGTGGTTGCAAGGCCGTGAGTGCGCTTGCCCGGCGGGAGCTTTGAATGCACCTCTTCACTCCATTTAACCCGCGTCCATTCGGGCAAGTCGTTCCGGGGGCTGACACAGATGTAATCGGCCATGGCGTCGACCTCTGCCAGCCTCGCCTCGCTCTCATTCTGGTGATAAACGGGTATCACAATGTCGCCGAATTCTTTGTTCAGGATGTTGAAGTTGACGTCAGATTCTTTGATGGCCGCCTCTATCTCCTCAGTGCCTGCGGTCTTGCCTTTGCTGCCGGGGATGACGTCGAGATTGATCAGGTACGGCTGGACTTTGCTTGTATCCAGCTTATCCACAATTCTGTGATAGGTTTTGATGAGCTGGTTGATGTCGACTTTGTGGCCTTTGGACCAGGACGTGAAAGCTCCACTGTCGGCAAGGTACTTTGTAATGCCCGTCGATTTGTCATTCGATATCTCCACCCACCGCTCTGCAGCAGCCATATAGTCGCCATGACAGCTGCAAAGGCGGCACTCCATCTCCTTTGCCACTGCGTACTCATGGTCGTCAGCGCGGCCCATGCTGCCGGAGAAGTAAAATTTCAGGCTGTAGTCAGGCAGTGCCATCTTTGCGCCACTCCGCCGTAGGCCAAAATGGAATTCCGCCGCGCGGCGTAAACTGGCCCGTCACCTTGATCCACTTTGGCTGGAGTAAGTCAATCAGGTCATTGCACATCCGGTTGACGCATGACTCATGGAACTCGCCTTGATTGCGGAAAGATGTAAGGTACAACTTCCAGCTTTTTGATTCAACACAAAAATCGTCAGGCTCGTATTCGAGCACAATGGTGGCAAAGTCCGGCTGGCCTGTCAGCGGGCAAAGGCTTGTGAACTCAGGCGCTGTGATGAGCAGGGTGCCTTTGCATGCTGAAGGATTGCTGATCTTGAAAGGGCTATGAAATCGCTCAAGCACCGTTTTATCAGCGCCCTCCTTTTCATAGAGAGGCTTGTTCACCGCAGAGTTGCCCAATGCCGTCAGGCCGTCGTGCAAATTCGTCATATTCATCCTTTGATAAGAGTAAGAAACTCAGCCCTTGCCGACGGCTCGTCCATCAACGCGCCCCGCATGGCTGAGGTGATTGTGGAAGACCCATGAACCCGAACTCCGCGGGAACTCATACAGGTGTGCTCCGCCTGAAGTATTACCCCGACGCCCAAAGGCGCCAGGTTGCGAACAATTGAGTCGGCTATCTGGTTGGTAATGCGCTCCTGCACCTGGAGACGATGGGCGTACATCTGGGTGATTCGGGCCAGCTTGGACAGGCCCACAATTCGCCCACTAGGTATGTATCCGATATGGGCAACCCCCGAAAACTGGGCTATGTGGTGCTCGCAAAACGAAACGAAGGGGATGTCTTTGACGATAACAAGACTGCTGCATCCTTCGGCACCGTCTTCGAAGGTCTTGAAGATTTCGCTCTCCTTCATCTTGTACCCGTCGAACCACTCCTCCCATGCTTTGATAACCCGTTTCGGAGTTTCCAGCAGACCTTCGCGGGAGGGATCTTCGCCCATGATGCGGAGCATCTCCACCACGACTTTTTCTTGTTCAGTATGTTGCATCAATTACCTTCTGTTATAGCTTGCTGAATTGCTAGGAGTCTCGCGAACCTCAACCTTTACCACTCGGCAGCGGTCGGCGTAGCCATTTTCGGCCATCCAGATTTCGTCAATGTACTGGTAAAGCCATTCAGACAGCCCTTCACATCCAGTTTTGGCAACCGCCACCATCTTGATCATTTTCTTTTCATGCAACATCTCGAAGGTTGCAAAGTCAGGATCGTCTTGGGCCACCAAGCAGGTGTGGTCGAAAAAGTCATCCAGCTTTTCTTTGAGCGTCTTGAGACTGCCAAAGTCAACCACCCAGTTGCGGGCGTCCAGGTCGTCAGCCTCAAATTCAAACAAGAATTCAAGAGCATAGCCATGGAGCATGTTGCAATGGGAGTCCGCCCTCCACTGCCGGTAGGCAATTGAATAGCCGCGTTCGGCCCCGTACCTTTTCGTGCTACGATATGGCATTGAATTTTCCTCCGCGATAGAAGCCCGCCGTCCCTTTGAGGATGAAGGGCAGGGTTACCTTGTCTTGAGTTAGATACAGGGAGGCTCCTTTGAAAGGCCCGTCTTTGCATTTGACAATTTTAGTTGACTGCGCCATGGCCCTGTAGTGTGGGGGCGGTATGTTTTTCATTTAGTCTACCTCGATTAGTTTATGAACCTGCATTGAAAGACGATGCCCATACTTCAGGCAAATGTCACGAGCGAACATCACATTCTCACGATTCTTTTCTGCATCCTGGTCGTCTCTAGGCTGGATCCAGACGGTGGCTCCTTCTTTCGGCCGGGCCAGAAATGCGGGCTTGGCGCCCGGCTGGGTGGCTGTAAACACCCCCTCTTCGGTCACCATATCGTTGGCGCCCACAATGTACTTGAAGTGGTTACAAGCTTCCAGAATGTGCTTGTTAACCTTGCCTGCTTTGGGGGAGCATACGATGGAGAAATCACACTCTTCTAGCCCAGGAACCCACACAGTGCCCGCGGTTTCAATCTGTGCCCTCATCCCTCGTCCGGTTAGCGCTTTGATTAGCGGCACAACGTTCTGGATAAGCGGCTCCCCGCCGGTGATGACCACCAGCCGGGTGCGGCCAGCGGCGGACCCCAGAACCCTCTCAACAATATCCTTGGCGGGAACTAGCTGGGCGCCCGTTTCGAAGTCAGTGTCACAGAAGGTGCAACGAAGGTTGCATCCCGCCAGCCTCAGGAAAACTGCAGGCATCCCGGAGTAGGGCCCCTCGCCTTGGATAGTGTAGAAGAGGGAGACGATGATTAGCCCACCGTCCTCCCTAAGGTTCTGATTGATGATTAAGTTTTTACCGAACATGATAGTTGCCTGTCGCTGGAGTAGTCATAAGTCCTTCTTTCACTGCCCGAAGAACAAGTGGGTCTGGAAGACCCGCCTCCTCAAACCCGTGAGCCCGAAGCAGGTTGGAATGGTTGGGGTCTGTTGGCGGATACTTGCCGTCGTAGCTGGTGTGGCTGTAGGCCATCGCCTCCCAGCACTGGGGCATCTCGTAGGCGAGCTTTACCGTCTGGGCTTTTGTCAAGTTCATAAGAGGGGCGTGCATTAGAAATTGATCATGCTGGTGTAGCCCTAGAGACTGGTTAGCGGTCTTCTCAAACAGCACCCTAAAGTCCTCAGTACAGTCCGGGTAGTTCGCCCCGTCTTCTTGACAAATCCCTGTAACCAAGTTGAGGCACCTGAGAGCAACTGCCCGGTTCATGGCCACAGTGAAGAAGAACATGTTGCGCATGGGCACGAAGGTTAATTCTACCCGGTCACCTATTACCTTACCCATGCCCTCGAAGTCTTCATACTTTTCAAGGTCATTGGCGCTTGTAAGGGGCGAGGACGACACTAGGCAGTTTGGTACGCGCACTATCTCATGGCTGGCTGTCTCAGCCATGCGCGCCACAATCTTGGCAGCAGCTATTTCAATCGAATGCCTCTGTCCGTAGTCAAAGGTTATGGCATGCACCTCATCAAACTGCTCTTTGGCCCAGAAAAGCGTTGTGGTTGAATCTTGCCCGCCGGACAGGATCACCAGCGCCTTTGACCCCGGCCTTCCTTCATTCTTTCGTAGCATTTATTTTTCCTTTCGTTTGTTTACCAACTAGCCCGGTGTAGCGCCTCCACACACAATGCTCCACCGACGCTGTGCGAAGGTTGATCCCCTCGTCCTTGCAAAGCTCCAGCACCTCCTTGCGGAGCTTTATAGTTTTCATCTTGAAAACTAGATCAGAAATATCCCAAACCCGTCGGTTGATTGAACCCGCTCGAGGCTTTGAGACTCCGTGTTTAATATCAGTTGTTAGTTTCTTCATAATGCTTCATTATACCGGCAAGTCGTCAAAAAGGTATAAGCATTTCCCACTTAATGCACCCGTACACAAGTATTTCTGCCGGCGGACGCTGGCCCGGCGCAAGGTCACATTGCTCTTTCCTTTTGTCGAAGTTCTCACAGTTGAGGCAGCTCCTAACAATGTAATGGGCAACAAGCTCTTTGTGGAGCTGGCTGTTCAATTCTTCAATACTGCTAGAAGACATAATTCATTATCTCCGGGTGCTTTGTATTTACCCAGACCCGGATGCGGCTGGGCACTGCAATTTCGCCAGTTCTTTTTAGAACCTCGCCCACTGTTGCCGGGGCGGGGTTCTCGGCCCTGTCGGCCCACCACTGGCGAGCTCGATGACTAGGGTATCCGGGGTGTTCAAAGCAAACCCACTCCTGAAACCTGCGTAGGCCGCAAAGGTAATCGACTCTGAGGCTGTCGGGCTTGCCCAGCTTATGGTGAGGGGAATATTCAACGCCGGTCACATTGAAATCAATCAAAACCGGCAGGTCGTCCGCCATTACACTCTGGATTGAAGCCATTGCGTCAATCTTGATAACCGTTGGGAACTCGTAACCGCAGCATTCACAGGTGCGGGCAGAGGCATGGCTATAGGAGGAGCATTCGGGGCAGAGCCTGACAGGGGCGGTGCCCCCTCCGCCTTTGCCCTTCTTCTGGGGAATCACGGGATCGTTGATTGGCCCTAACCGCCTCGTGTTACCGGCAAAATCAAGGACCAAGCAATTCTTTTTGCCGGGCAGAGGTCTAGTCCCCCTACCTAGCATCTGGACCCACAATCCGGGGCTAGCGGTTGGCCGGAGCATCACTATGAGGTCAATGCCCGGGAAGTCAAACCCAGTGGTGAGCACCCCGTAGTTGGCCACCGCCCGGTATTTGCCTGACTTGAACTCTCTCAATATCCTTTCACGCTCCGGCTTGGGCAATTCCCCCGATACCACCGCGCAGGGCACTCCCATCATGTTGAGCATTTCAGAGATGTGGGCGGCGTGGGTTAGGCCGGAGGCAAATATCAGCCAGTGCTTTCGGTCAGATGCTGATGCAGCAGTTTCTTTCAAGGCAGCGGCGGTAATGGGAGCCTTGTCCACAGCTGCCTGGAGCTCTCTTGTAATGTACTCTCCTCCGCTCTTGTGAACATTGGAGACGTCAAGCTCTGTAACTGTTTTCCGGGAAATGAGCGGGGCTAGGAACCCCTCGGCAATGAGGCGGGTGAAGCTTTGCCTCTGGGTCATGTCGAAGCAGATATCGGTAAAGATGCCTCCTTGGGTTATCATCCCCATGCCCAGCCGGTAAGGGGTTGCGGTTAGGCCAATGACTTTGAGATTCGGATTGATCTCTTTAAGCCCTCTAATAAAAAGAAGGTACTGGGAGTTGGCGCTGTCCCCCACAAGATGGCACTCGTCGACCATAAATAAGTCAACTGCGGGAAATTTGGCAGCATGCTTGACCACAGATTGGATGCCTACAAAGGTGATGGGGGCGACCTCTTTCCTGCCGATACCGGCGCTGTAAACCCCAAGAGGGGCCTGCGGCCACACTGCCAGCAATTTCTCAATATTCTGCTCCAAAATCTCCTTGACGTGGCTGGCGATAACAATTCGCTGGCCCGGATAAATGGTTAGTGCTTTTCTCAAAAACTCAGCAATAACCACTGACTTTCCTGTGCCTGTGGGCAATGCCAAAAGCGGGTTGCCCGTCTTGCAGGCGAAGTACTCAAATATAGACTCAATTGCCTGCTCTTGATAATAGCGGGGCGTCATTGGGTGCCTTTCTTTTGAAGGGCCTTGCTTTGTATCAACATCTCAGGCGATCGTTGGGTGAAGATGGTAGAACTCGCACCCCACAGGTAAGACGTATTCAGGAATTATGTCATACTGCCTGGGCAGAGGCGCCTCGCAAAGCCACTCCCCTCCCTCAATCGGGGTACTGTGGGCGCAGGTGCGGCAGTTCTGAAGAGGTGGTGCTTTGACATGACAAACGGGATGGTGGTCGCACCACTTGCAAAGATACCAACTCGGCTCGTTGCTGATACGCGGCGGCGGCTCAGGCGAGTCCACAATCATCTTCGCTCTTTCGCGGTATTTGTCAAAAGTCTTTTGATCAAAAAGTACCACCTCGTCGTAGATCTCGTCGTTGTTTTTGTTGATCATCATGAAAAGGGCATGCCTGAGGCCGAATGCCCCCATGTACATCTGCATCTGGACGTAGTAGCCGGGCTTGGACATTTCTACTTTATTGAGGCACATGTCTTTGAAAGACTTGTCGTTGGCCGTCTTGAATTCTAGCAGGTAAGGGGCGTCACCGATAACAACCCCCACCCCGTCCATCTCCCCTCCCACATGGCCTTTGTAGCCGCTGAATCGATACTGCTTGCCTGTGGCGGGATCTTCCTGATAGACAGCAACGTCCGCGTCTTTGAGCCATTTAACAAACCGGGCCTCCTCCAGCTTGCCCCTCTCAAAGAGACGGAGGAGGGCGGGCGGGTGTTTGGTGGCGGTAGTCCATCGGAATGAGTACCAGATGGCTCGCGCGCACGCATCGCCGATACTCGACATGCCTAGATGCCTGCGTTGCCTCCGGTCTTGCGATTTGAAAATAGCGGTGTCAATGGCGTCTAGAAATTTTGTCATCTTGTTTCCTTTCCAAGCGGCACTCGTTAGAATGCCGCCCAGAAAAAGGCCTACTCGCTGCGTCTGCTGTAGGCAGCATCCGCTTTCGACCAATTCATTCTCTACTGCTTAGCCCAAGGAGGTGCTGCTGGGTTATCAGGGGCCGCGGCCGGGGCAGCAGGGGGTTGCCAGGCAGGGGCGGCAGGCTGGGCAGGGGCAGACGGTACAAGCCATGCAGGGGCGGGTGTTGGGGCGCCTGAGCCGACAGGGGCTCCGCCTTCAATCGCTTTGTACCCGGCAATCTCATTCGCCTCGTCGTAGCCGCCTGAAGCCGCCCGGATCTTCACCTTGGCCTGTATCGGGATGCCATGGAGATGCTGGCTGTCTTGCACCTGAATGACGCCGGTGGCATGGCAAATAGCGGACAGGGTTTGGAAGGCGATGTCCTGCGCTTGCTTGCTCTTGTTGACAGTGTTGAGGCGGTCAAAGAGTTTACGGTTGGCCATGGGCCCGTTGATTATCGTCAGGGTAAGGCTCAGGTAAGAGCCTCCGCCGTCTTTGGTGGGCTTGGTTTCAGAACCTGTGATCATGACATTGTACCAGCCTGCGGGCAGGGTGTCAAAGGCAGATCGAGGGGCGACGTTTGCGGCGTTGAAGTTTAGCTGAGCCATGATGGGAATTATTCCTTGTTACTGTTGATGATTTTGTTGAAGATGTGCGTCAGATCAGGGGGTTCAATGGCGTCCAATGCGCCCGAACGGTCCTTGGCTTCCGACTGGATGTCAGGATGGGTGCGCAGGAAACGATACTCCTGCCCCTCTGGGGTTTTGCCGATGCCAATTTGCATGACAAGGTCAAAAAGGTACGGGAGTTCGGCTCCCAATCGGGCGCCCGGCATGGACGGCCCGTAAGTGACGGCGCTGGTAACGGAGTCGGTCAGCACTTGCTGCTTCGCCGACATTACCACATTCTTGCCCGGGATGTCCCGGAAAGCTTTCAAGGTGCCCATCATTTTCTCGATAAGCTCCCCGTACGCGGCTCTGGGGTCTTTGACCTGCGCCTTGGCGTTGCTGAGCACAACCTCGCCGATCTCGCTAATGGAGTCGATGTAGATAGTGTCAAACTGAGCAGCCTCCGCGCTGGTTGTTAGCCAGTCGTAGGCTTGAGACAAGTCTTCAACTGTCTTGATAACGATGACAGGGATGTCAACGTCACGCAGGGAGAGCAGACCGCTCTCTGCCGATAACACGATGGGCTTAGGGGCGGTGCGGGCGAGGTAGGTTTTGCCCATGCCCGCTTTTCCGTACACCAGCGCTTTGATGCCGTGAAGCTTTGCCGCCTCGCGGGACGATACAATTGAAACTGCCATGCTGCTTCTCTCTTTCTCTGTGGTTGTGAAAATGGAACAATGCCCCGGAGGGCATTTGATTAGGTGAGCGCCAGCTCCATCGCGCGCTCTTTGAATTTGCCCCCAACGCCGTACCAGCTGTCCATCAGGCGGGCAGATTGGTTCCGGCCTTTGCTGTGGTCGATGTACTGGGTAACCGCGTTGACTGCTCCCCAAGCACTGCCAAAGCTTGCGTCTTGATCTCCGCCAATCTGAGCGCCGTTGAAGAGAGCGAGGATGCTGGTGTAGGCTTTGCTCTTGCGGATCTGGTCGCCGTCGATTTCGCCCACCGTCGGCTGGAGCAGCTTGATCAGGTACCGGTCCATCTCGCTGTGATTAAAGACCCTGCCTGCAAGCTGAGTTGCCTGCTGCTTGAACTTGTCGAAAGCGTCCAAGCTGATCTCCAGCCCCGCCCTCACCCCCTCTGCCCGGAACTCCGTGCTGTGGGGAATGCGGATCTGGCGCTTGCCCTGTTCATTCAACGCGAGTTGTATCGTGTTGTTGCAAACCACCCTCGTCGCCACAAGCTTGGCAATGGTGGGGATGCTCATATCAAATGAGGTCGACAGGAGCAGGTAAGGGGCGATCTTGTCGTCCCTGACATTGAAGTCGTTGCCCATGCGGGCCAGCGCCCAGATAACTTTCCCGCCAGACAGGGATCCAGCGGTTTCGAGTTGGGCTGACGTCTTGGCGGTGAGCTCCCCGAAGAACTCTAGGATCTGGGAGGGCTGTACTGTCTTGTAGGTGTCAGACACCACTGACAGTGGGGCAAGGGTGTCTGTACGGTAAAGAACCTGACGGCCGGGCATGGCCAGGATGTCGTCTGCTATCTTGAACCCAACCTCGGAGCGGTTCACTTGCCAGTTAAGGCCAGCAGCCGCCGTCCATTCCTGGAGGGTTGCACCCGCCTCTAACTTCTGCCCAAGGCCGTGCCAAGGCTCGTCCCCGACATAAGCAATTGCAGGGACGCCGGTGGTAATGTCGATATTGTGTGACATGATAAATTACCTCTTTGTTTGTGAAATTGAATTATACCGTAAGTGCTTAGATTTAAGCGGACTTCGGTGCAATGAGTTCCATGCTCGGGGTACCGGGCTTGGTGGTGAGCACAGTATCAATGATGCTTTTAATCCCGGCATCCAGCTCCCGGTATTCAGCTACCGAGAGGGTGTAGGTAGTTTTGATTAGAGCAGCGGGCGCCTTGTGCTTCTTCAGATCTTTCAGCACCTCTACCATCTTCTTCTGATCCAAGCTGCGGGTGTAGGGAACGGTGGCTTTAAGTGACCAGCCTTGCGACAACTCGACGTTGTTGGAGCCCTCTTCCTGGATTGGGAAGAAAAGGTTCAGTACTTGTTTGCGCAGCGCCATTTCTTGTTCTTTGTAGAACGCAAGTTCTTGAGAGGCCATGCGCCATTCTTCAAGTTTGGAGTAGGTGTGGTTCATGATCAATTCTCCTCGTAGGTGTTAGACATAAGTACTTGTAGCAGGTGATCATAGTCGCCGGATTGGCAATCGTCAAGCACTACTTTGATTTGCTCTTTGCTCCAGCCCTGTTGCCGGGCTGCTCGTTGGAACGCTCCCATTAGGGAGTAAGCGTTGCCGTCAAGACCCTCAAGGGTTAGACGGACTTGGTTGGGGTAGGTGGTGTTTTTCATCATTTGCACTGCTTCACGCACATCTCGTAATATGCGCCGTCAGCGGTGTTGAGGGGGATGCCCGCAGCCAGGCACTCGGCCATGATTTCTTTCTTGGTCAGGCCGCCGGCTTTCAACTCTACTACCATCACCTTGGCGAGTTGCCATGGCCGGAACTTGGGGGGCTTGGCGGCCAAAGGGCCAGACGTTTTCAGCATCTTCGCAACCACAGCTGTGCGGCCAGGAATGTAAAGCGCTGGAATTGCCTTTACCTCTTTCACCGGCTCCTCGTCCGACAGGAGATGTGTCTGGGCAGGGGTG